GGTAAGCCTGGTCAGTGGTCTGCAAGAAAAGCACAATTAGTAGCACAAAAATATAAAAAAGCTGGAGGAGGTTATAGAAGCTAATGACTACCGCTAAACGTAGGCGACCTGCCGCTGGTTTAAAGAAATCTCAGAAAAGTTTAAGGAAATGGACCAAGCAGAAGTGGCGAACTAGCTCTGGTAGGAACAGTACGCAAGGACCAAACGCTTCAGGGGAAAGATACTTGCCTGATAGCGCACAAAAAAGTTTAACAAAGAAAGAAAAAGCTGCAACTAACCGAAAAAAGAAGGCAGATACTAAAAAAGGTAAGCAATTTTCTGCTCAACCTAAAAAAATAGCGAGAAAAACGAGAAGATACAGAAAATAGCTTGACCAAGTTGGTTAAGTGTTACTAATATACAATTTTTCGTCCCTCTAAACGATATTAGAGCGTGTCGTACACGGTAAAAACGCACTCGTCTGACAGACGTTAAAGGTTCCAAGGGTCGCGCCTTGTTCAAATTTGCGCTAAGACGTACCTCACGATACGAGGAAACGGATTAGCCGTACCATAAGACGGCTAGGGTGGGCTTATGCCCAAAGTGTAACGCATAATGGAGAACCGAAATGGCTCTTACTAACTTTGCGTCGCTGACTAGCAATCAATTAACCGCTTGGTCACGCGACTTTTGGCGAGTTGCACGTAACATGTCGTTCATTAATCAGTTCGCAGGGGCTGGTCAGAACGCTATGGTTCAGCGTGTAACCGAATTAACAAAGAATGAGAAGGGTACTAAAGCAGTCATTACGCTATTAGCGGATATGACAGGTGATGGTATCACTGGTGACAACACTCTGGAAGGTAATGAAGAAGCACTCAGAAGCTTTGACATCACCATCGAGCTAGATCAGCTACGATTTGCAAACCGCATGTCTGGTAGATTGGCTGACCAGAAGAGTGTTGTTAACTTCCGTGAGCAATCTCGTGATGCACTAGCATATGCTATGTCTGATCGAATAGACCAGCTGGCGTTTTTAACGCTTTCTGGTATTGCTTACACCAACAAAACAAATGGCGCATTGAGAAATGCATCCCCAACAGCAGGACATGATTTGGCAGACCTTGAGTTCTCCTCTGATGTTTCTGCTCCTACAGGTGACAGGCACAGAAGAGTCAATGGCAATAACCTTGCAGCAGGTGACACTACTGCAGTAGCTGCTACTGACGTTCTGAAGTATCGACACATTGTTGATCTAAAAGCCTATGCCAAGGATAACTATATCCGTGGTATGCGTGCTGCAGGAAACCAAGAGGTGTTCCATTTATTTGTAACGCCTTCTCAGATGGCCGATCTTAAACTTGACTCAGACTTCTTGGCTAACGTCAGACAAGCTTCAATTAGAGGACCTCAGAACGAACTGTTCTCAGGCACTTCTAGCTTGATGGTTGATGGCGTAATGGTCCATGAGTTCCGTCATGTTTACAACACATCTGGCGCAACCTCTGGTACTAGCTCTAATGCTGGTGCAGCTGGCTACAAGTGGGGTTCAAACGCTGACGTAACAGGTGCAAGAGCCTTGTTCTGTGGCGCACAGTCCCTAGCTATGGCTGACATTGGGTTGCCTGAAATCGTTGAAGATACTTTTGACTATGAGAACCAAGCTGGTATCTCAATAGGCAAAATCTTTGGCCTCCGTAAACCTAAGTACAACAGTGATCACAGCGGCTCCGTTCAGGACTTTGGTGTTATCGCTCTTGATACTGCTCAATAAGGGGGAATGACAAATGGCGACATTTACATCTGACTCTGTATCTGGCAACTCTGCGTTCCAGAACTTTCCCCAAGGTAATTTGGGAGTTAGGGTAGCATCTTACTCAATCACTGCTGCACTCTCAGCCTCTGATATTATTCAGATGGTTGATGTGTTTAAAGGTGAGACAGTTTATGGTGTTATTTTAACTACGACTGACCTTGACACTGGTGGCTCACCTTCTATCGTCTTGGACGTAGGGTACGGTGGCGCAGCTGCTTCTCTCATTGATGGCTCAACTATTGGTCAAGCTGGCGGCACAGCCTCTAGCTTTGCAATAGGTAACGCTACTCATGGTAGTACAGCGACTGCCCCAGTAGCATTTTCTGCTGATGACACAATTGATGTGACAGTACAAGCAGGACCTGCTACGGGTGCTACCTCTGGTACATTAACTATGTACCTCATTGTAGGATAAAACCTATCGAGTCCTCTCTTTCGGGGGAGGACTCATTTTAATCGGGAGGATTATCATGGCGTATGGAAGAAGTGCAAGAGTAAGAAGGAAAACTAGAGCCAAAACTACAACTAGAAGGGCTGCAGCTAATCCAAGGGCAAAAGCTGCTGCAAAACGTAAGGCCGCTGCCCCTAAAAAATCGACTGCTCTCAATGCGCCAACTGGAAGAGCAACCAGTGGTAAAGTGGGTAGAAAAAGAGGCTCTGTAGACACTAAGACAAATATGGATCTTACTGCTGCTTCTCGTGGAACAAATACTAATCCGCGTGCTGTTATGCAAAGTAAAAAACGGGATAAAGTTGGGTCCGTTAAAACAAAAGGCGGTGAGTATGGGGTTTACAAGAAGAAATCTGCAGCCGCAGGAAGTTTTAGGTCTGCTTTTGCTAAAGCTAGAGCAGCAGGTAAAAAGACTTTTACTTGGGATGGTAAGAGATACACTACTAAAATGAAGTAAGGAGTACGTATGAAAGTAGTTTCTGAAGCTGATCTACGAGTAGCACTACTTAGTGGGGCAGTTGTTTTATTTGAAGCAGGAGTTGAGCGTGAAGTTTCTGATGAAATAGGTTCCGTTGCATTACAGATGGGGGCTAAATTATCAGGCGCACCTGAACCAGTTGTGGAATCGGCTGAAGAACCTGCTGAAACTTGGGTAGAAGAAGTTGCTGCAATGGATACTGACATTGAGATTAATCTTAATGATGAGCCTAAAACTTTTGAGGACTTAGACACTGTAGTAGCTGCGATGGAAACGCTTGTTAATGAGAGTAATCCTGAAGATTTTAAAGCAGATAACTCTCCAAAAGCTGCCGCTGTTAATCGAGTTGCTGGTCGCACTGTGGCGACAGATGAAAGGGAAGCTGCATGGCAAGCCTATTTAGATAGGTGATAAATGACTGTTACAGTTCAAAGTGTTTTAGATAGAGTTCAACAGACGCTTCAAGATACAGCTGGTATTCGTTGGTCTTCTACTAATGAATTAGTGCTTTGGGTTAATGATGCTCAAAGAGAAATAGCGTTATTAAAGCCTGATGCAACGGCTACTAATGCAACAGTTGCATTAGTTGAAGGCACTAAACAAACGATACCTGATGACGGTAATCGTTTGCTGCGTGTAGTACGCAACATGGCAATGATTGAAAAGACGTACACTGTAACTGTAGTTAATGACAGCGGTAACAAGTTTTATACTGATGGTTCTTTTCAAACATTAACACTTGAAGAAGGTGGCACTTATACCTTTGATCAGTCTCACTCTAGTAACAGTGGGCATCCGCTACGGTTTTCTACAACGGCTAATGGCTCACATGGCGGTGGTTCTGAGTATACAACAGGCGTAACAACGTCAGGCACACCTGGATCTGGTACGGCATTCACGAAGATTACCGTTGCAGTTGGCGCACCTACGTTATACACCTATTGTACGCAGCATGCTGGAATGGGCTTTCAGGTTAATACAGGCACAAGAGTAGGCACAGGGAAACGAGCTACTCGTTTAGTTTCAAGAGATTCACTAGATTCAATACAACCGTCTTGGCATGACCCTACTGTAAAAGGCGATGCTAAACACGGCTCTTTGATTAAGCACTATATGTATGAAGATCAAAATCCTCGTAACTATTATGTTTATCCTGGGGTTGCTAGTGGGGCTTCTTCTTTTTTAGAAATTATTTATTCGGCTAACCCAACAACAGTAGCTGCAAATGGCAATCTGGATATACCAGATGTTTTTGCAAATGCCGTAATGAACTACGTTTTATACATGGCGTATATGAAGGACAGTGAGTTTGTTGGAAATCAACAACGAGCGAGTTCACACTACAATTTGTTTATTACTTCTGTTACTGGTAAGTCTCAAATTGATTTAACTACGACTCCTAATTTAGATGCAGGTAATCAAGCACAAGCTGCAGCTATGCGTGGGATGGGGGTTAACTAATGGCTACATATGAATCTTTACTGCCTGACATTATACCAATGGTTCAGAACTGCCCTGATTCTCTAATAGAGTCTAATATTCGATCTGCAGTTATTGAGCTATGTGAAAAAGCTGGAGTATATCAGGCTGAATTAGACCCGATTACAACGGTATCTGGCATCTAT